TTTCTGCTTGGACAGAGTCGAATCTACTATAAAGATACCTGCAAAGGCACAGGACAAGCTTATGGACGACTGTGAGCTATACGTAAGAGAAGAACTCTCATTTGTTCTTGGCAGAACTGGGGTCAGCGAAGACGACCTCGCAGAACTTCTTCAACACAACGGTGAGTCAGTATCCGAAAAGTACTCAGTATTCAGCACACACAATGCTCACACTTTAGTGGAAAGTTTGTATAGAAAAATTTCTCCATACATTCTTAAGCAGGGTGAAGAACCTGGTGAAATAAATTACAATTTGTGTCTTTCTATCATACTTGGAAAGAAAGTAAAGGGTGCAACCCGAGAAAATCTTGCCGAGAAAATAACAGAGAATCCAAAGCTACTTCACGCTTTGAAACTCCTCTATCATCTGTACATATCACAAGATGCGTAAATTTATATTATTTTTTTCTAATATAAATGTACAACGTAGGCCAAGGAGACAATCTTCTCTCAGCAGGAAAGGTTGCGTATCCGAAATATGAAAATTGTAATGTGACCGGAAAAGAATACCCGTGTTCTTACATCTTACCAGACCATAAGAAACGCCCCGTAAGTATCCCTTTAGGAACTTATGAGAACCCATACAATGAATATGGGTATGTTGAGAACTACGTGGAAGACACTCAGCAAACACGGTCTGGAGAGTTGTCAGACCGGTTGATTTTAATAATTATGATTACGCTATTGGTCGTGTTTTCTGTATGCACCTATATGGCTTTTCAAGATAAGATGTGATTAATCATTGTCTTTGACTCTTCGCTGAACTGGCTCAAGATTTTAATCTTTTCGCACTCGTCTACACTTACTTTTTTGAAGCAATTAAGAAAAATGTTTATATGCTTTTCCATAACTTCAAAAAACGGAAACATCACTTTCATATCTACTGCGTTGGACATCTTTCCGATATGGATGTGATAGATGCATTCAACAAGCCGAGTATACTTCTCTAAAACTCCGGTTTCCTCGTCACTCAGAGTCATAACGTAATTACCTTCTTTTCTCAAACTCCCTATGTACATAGGGAGGATGCGGTCCCTAAGAAAGGGGAATATTTTAAAGCGAAAAACAATAGGTGTGTCAAGTTCCATTTATTATATGACTTACAAACTTAAATCACTTTACCGTTATAACTAAATTAAACCTCTTTTCCGTATCTTTTACACTGGCTTTAAAGTTCGGAAGATTCCAGAGTATCCACCTCGCCCAGAATCCCGGAGTTTCAATTCCACTCTTTTTCCAGTTCTCTCTTGCCTTGTGTCTGTTGATGTAACGGAGGTACCTCTCATAGTCTTTGTGTATGGTATAGTCTTCATACCCCTTTGCTCCAAAATGAACAGTCTTGTTTCCAACTTTAACCATAAATTTTTTCTCTGCACGAGATGACCGTGAGAGTGTTACTTTTTCCATTTATTAAAAAGAAAAAGATTACATTTTTGGATATGTAGGGTTTTAAACTTCTCCGTAATATTTACGCAAATGCGCGTGCCTCGGATTGCTCATCATATTTTCGTACTCGCGTATGGCTCCGCTTCTGCCCCTGTCAAGGCTGTCCGTTCTCTCTAAGAATACCAACATGTTCTCTCTTCTTGCTTTATATTTCTCTTCTTTTGCTTGCTGTTTCTTTCTCTCTTTTTCCAACTTTTTGGCGTGTTTCGCAGCTTCTTTTTCCAACTTTTTGGCGTGTTTCGCAGCTTCTTTTTCCAACTTTCTCTGTTCCTTTGTGAGATTCTCAACAGCTCTTACCGCGTCGTCGATGGTAGGCTGACACGCTTCTTTACGAAGCTTTCTATCCTCGGCGGTTTTACCCTTTTTTACGAATTCGTCGCAACTTTTAATAGCTTTTGATAAAGCTGACAGTGACATTTTTTTATTAATATAAAATTAATAAAAAAAAAATAATTCTCAAAAAGTAACACTCTGCGCGAGATGAGTGTGAGAGTGCTACTTTTCCATTTATTAAAAAGAAAAAGACAACATAAAAAAATTTGAAGACAATTATAAATGAAAAAAGCATGGCTTGCTATTGCAAACAAACGTTATGCTTCTGAAGCTGCTGTTAAAAAAGAATATCAAAAAGTAGTGGAAAAAAAAGCTCGAAAATGGCAGAAATAGAACAAGAATGGGTAGACATAAATCTTTCCCCTCTCATGGAATTTATGGGTGATGAAAGTGTTTGGATGGCTGTTGTTCCGGGTGTTAAAGTCGAGGGTGCACACGGAAGAGCGAGTTCCAGAGGAAAACCGAAAACTCCCTATCCGCTTGCGGTTTTCAGTGGAGCGCATTGGAATTCCAGAAAAGGTGGAGAAAGTGTCTTCTTTGACCCGTACGACCATTACCAAATCCCCGGTACAAACCAGTTTTGCCAAACATTTGCAATGATGTACCTTGTAGATAGTTTGCCATTACCTCTTCCCGACGGGTTGGAAAAACATTACGAATACGCTGTTTACGCACTCGAGTTTATAAAGAGCGTCATTATAAATTTGGATGCAACTACAGAGGCTTTCAACGTAACCCCCAGTATTACAAGGAAGACACTTCTCAAAAAAGTGAACGAGTGTCTTAACTATCCAAACATAACAGTTAATGCTATCGAATTGCCTTAGTTTATTCTTATTTTTACTTATAGAAATAAGAATTACTCCTCGTCAATGTCAGGAATATCATCGACAGAAACAGTGGGTCCCTTCATCTTACGCTTCTTGACATTAGGCTGACTTTGCGTCGCGGCGGGAGCTGTTCCCATCCCGTTGATTACGTTCATCAAATTCGAACCCGTCTTCTTCAGAATCATCTTTGAGATAATGAAGAACGCCGCGTTCATAATAACCAAAAAGAGAAGACGAACCTCTACAGGCCACTTGGAGCCAGAAGGAACGTACGACTTCTCACCGAGCTCTATCAAGAGCTTCTCATAAGAACTCATCGAGACCATCTGTTGCTGGGTGAACCCACTCATATCAAAGCCAAAGAAATTACCGCATGCAAATTCCATAAGCATAAATCCACCCATCAAGTATCGCTTGTAATCCTCTACAGACTTGTCAAGAGACAGTGTACGTAAAGTCATCTCATACGACTTTTTCATCTGGTCGTAATCTGAATGAATTGAGAACTCGGGTACGTTTTCGGTTTTGTAAGACTTCTTGAGTAGCTCAAACTTGAAGAGAAGCTCTCTCTTTGCATCATCTTTCTCTTGGTCGTTCATAGACGTGTGACCGATGTCTTCAACTTCTCGCTTACGAACAAACTTACCACTCTCTTCAAGGTCTTTAAGAGAAGGTGCATTGTACTGCCCCTTTCTGTCTCCAGTCTTGGTTGGAATTTTCTCGTCATCCTCGTCTGAGCTATCCAGCAATTCTTTCATGCGCTTAGAGATTCTCTTGTCACTCTTTTTTGAACCTGAACTTCTCTCACTTGCGTCGTCATCATCATCATCATCATTGCTCTTTCGCCTTCTATCCTCTTCATCATCTTCGTCTTCATCCTCTTCCTCTTCACTCCGGTCATCCTCTTCACTCCGGTCATCCTCTTCACTCCGGTCATCCTCGGTATCCTCATCTCTCTTTCGCATTCTGTCATCGTGAGATTTCGACTTTTCGTATTCGCTATAATCAGTCTGGTCCGGAGAATTGGGTTGGGAATCCTTAAACTCGAGCTTACTACTGCCATTGGGCTCGTAAGCTTTATTAACAAGTTCCGGCTTTATCTTAGACTTGTTTTCCAGCAACTCGAGATAAAGAATTGGCATATTGGGAAACTTTTGCTGGAAAACCCTGTTTTTAATTTCTGGGTGGAGTGGAACCTTGACTATCTTCACTTTTTTAGATGTCATTTTTAGAATAAGACTTCTACTTTAAATTATAATACACCTGCCAAATTCATTTTTTGCTTACAGGCAAAGCAGTTGTCGGGGTTATTACACGACATGTGACACGCGTTACAAGCAAGATATGGTTTCCCGGCGGTGTCCGGTATCTGCCTAATTTCAGGGTCACGCTGCATACACATCATCTGATTGTTACATGTATAACAGTTTGTTTGATCGGTGCATTCTGAGGAACATGCACGACATTGTGAATTCACAGACGTGTTCTCAAAGCACGTGTTAGGACCGGGGAGACCGTATTTTCCAAGTGTCGTCTCAAACTGCTCCTTCTTCATCTTAATCACTATTAACAAAACAACAACGATTAGCGCAGCCAGCCCAAGATAAATGTATGGTTTAGTCATTTATCTTACATATTATTTTTACAAAACTCCTTGAGAATGACGACGAATTCCCAACATAAACGCGTCACACTTGCTGCACGCTGACGGAGTGAGACGCGGTTCGCTTCTATCACACTCTTGACACGCATGTACGTAACGCTGGTCATTTACACGAACCATAGGGTCAGCTCCAACACTCTCGAAGAATTTCACCAACTTAGGGTCTGTACCCACATTGTCACCCTGTAATATAGGGTCGTATACGAACTTATCCTTTTTCATAAAAAAGCACGCAACGCCTATCGCGAGTAGTAAACCGCCAAATACTGCTACAGACATGTATTGCATAGAAGAGGAATCACCCTTTTTAAGTTTGCTCATAAAGTATGTTGCACTTGCGGCAATTGAAAGACCAATCAATGCTATGGCTATACATAAAGCTTTCGACATTTACTTATAACAAATTTTTTATATTTTTCCAATTCCAAAATTTGGGGGAATTGTTAAACGCGGTGTTTGTTTTGTCCGCCTTGTAAGGTTCTATCGGCCTGAATACGAAAATAAGAATTAACAAAGTCAGGACCACTACTCCAAACGCTGTCAAACTCAGTGTCTTAATGTCCATTTATTATTAGATAAAACCAAATTTTACCAATTCTTTTCCAACGTAGTTTTCTATTTCGTGATGTTTGACATTGTATGGAACCTCTATAAGGGTTATTCCATTATCTTTGCACATGTTGCGCTTCATATAGTCTCGATATTTTTGGTTTTGAAACGCCTCCTTGTTTTTATGGAAATATGGAATGTACTTGTAGTGCTGCTGTCCTTGGTACTCAAAGGCGAGCTTCAGCTCAGAGTTGTACCCGTCTAACTCGAGGTTGTAATCACCGCCTGTTACGGGGTTATTGAGAAAATCGGGTCTGGCTTTTGCGAACCTCTTTTTGAATGTTCTTTCAAAGTAGTTTCGGCAAATGGTTTCACCTTTGCTCTCTTTGGGCTTTGGGATATACTCTCTCGGAGAACCATAGCCATAGCTCGGCGTGATTTCGGTCATATGAACACGTTTGTCAAAAGTTCCACGTTTTCCGATGCGTGTCAGCGCATATATGATAAGAAAAAGGACGCTTACTACGACAAGTATATCAAAGCCGTATTTTTCCCAAAAATTCGAAATTATTTCAAACATTTATTATAACAGTTAATAAATGAATGCTGAGAAAATATGTCATGAATGGCGCAAAAATCCGTTGGTAAATCCGGAAACAAAACGCGCAATCAAAGCAGATGGTCCCAAATACAAAGAGCTGCAAAAGTTGTGCAAAGACAAAGCAAGCCCCCCTAAAGGTAAGGAGCAGAGCCCCCCTAAAGGTAAGGAGCAGAGCCCCCCTAAAGGTAAGGAGCAGAGCCCCCCTAAAGGGAGTCCCAACTCGGGGATTAGTGATATTTGTAAAAAATGGTTTGAGAACAAGGGCGTTAATCCCAGAACAGGAGCGGGTATCAAAGTCGGAGGACCCACATACCTTAAGTTGGAAAAAGAGTGTGGGAAAGGTGCAACTTCCGCCAAAAAGCCCGAACCAGCGCCTCCTTCATCTCTTGCTTCGAAAACGGTAAATGAACTTCGTGTTATAGCTAAGAACGAAGAAATTAGAGGTTATTCCAAAATGAAAAAGGATGACCTTATCAACCGTATTACAGAAAAACAAAGAAAGAAAACAACTATCATCCGTAGGAAAAAGATTAAGATAACTAAAATATCATTTTCACCTGCACCAGAACCTAAAAAGGATTTCTCTCTGCCATTAATT